TCTCTATACTAATTTGTTGGTAGTCAGTCAAGTGACATCCAAACATGCCAACGGCATTTCTTATACCCGCCTCCCACAATCTCCACACATCTCCCTGTCCCTCAACCAGCACAATGGTTTCGGTTCTTGATATCTCTTTCTTGGCCATCCAGTAGTTATACAAATGCGCGCCAGAATTAAAACCCTTGCTGTTTATCCACTTCTGCGTGGAGGGGTTGTCTTCCAGACTGCGACCAACACAACCCACCATATATTGATGAGAGTCGTCATAAACGGGAACAACAACCCTGTTGTACATCAGCTTGTTTGAGTTTATACAAATTCCCACGTCAAAAGTGTCAAGTGTTTCTTCCAAAAAGCCTCTCTTAAGATAAAAGTCCACGGGCCTCTGCAATCCCTGTCTAACCATATCCCTAGAAATACCTTTTGGGGTAGGTTTAGATTTTTTTAGGAGATTGCTTGCACAGGCAACAAAAGCAGTTTTTTCTATATGCTCTCTGTCAACTTTTACATTGTCCAAATCTATTTCTACAAGCTCGCACGCAAAATTCACCGCTTCAATGAAGCTCACTTCTCTGTCGGCTCTCTGGCTCATAACACCACGAATAAAACCGAGCATTGTGTTTACATACTCTTTTTCGCAGTGGTTCGTCCAGCAATACCAATTGCCGACCACGTTGTCTCCAGAAGTGAATATAGTAAGAGCGTCTGTCTTGTCACCGTCATGGATTGGACATGCGGCGGCTATGCGATTGTCGTATTGTTCATATTCGATGCCAAAAAAGTCCAAAATTTCTTCCACTCTCTCAGAAAGCTTCTGACAGAGTATGTCTATCTTGGGCTTTGATAAGTCAATTTTAGCTCTCGAAGGGGACTTCTTCATCGTCATCATCTTCTACAATAAACCCTTCATCTTGTTGGTTTCTGCCACCCTTTTTAAGTTCATTTCTGGTCTTGTTTTCTGTTATTTTTGCAATACCTCCATTCATTGCCATGTTTATATAGTCACCGTCCTCTAGTGCTGGTCCGTGTCTAGCAACGATAGGCACAAGTTTTTTATTGCCAATTTCCGGGCCATCTTCAGCTATCTCTTCGTCACTCTTGTTCTTGAAGATTGAGAAGCTCGTACACAACCAGATAAGTCTGTCAGAACCGCTTACCACATCGGTTGATTCTCTAGTGATGCCGTCTCTGTTTAACTGAACAAAACTAAGACACGCACAATCGTACTCAACGCAGAAATTGTGCAGGGAGGTAATCTGGAACCCCAACGCTTGGAACTCTTGAATGCTTGCCAGAGAGTCTGCTGTCATAAGCTTGAGGTAATCGTAAATTATCAGACATTCATTCGTTCTACCGTTTTCGTCAAATCCAACCTCTTGAAGAATCCACCTGCGCATGATTGAAAGTGTTTGTTCAAACGGATTCCCGGCAATACTAACATACTTGTAGGGAATTTCTTTAAGGTAGTTTGCCGCTGCGTACACCCTTTCCTTTTCGGTCTCATTTTTTGCATAGCCGCCTGTTGATATCTCGTTAATTTCTATACCGCTAAGATTTGCCAAAACGCGATTGAGATGGTCTTCTTTGGACATCTCTGTGTCCAACATGAGAACCGGAATTCCAAGTTCGCCCGCTATATGGAGACCAACATTGTCTCCAAACATGCTCTTGCCAACCTTCGGTCTTGCGGCAACTAGGTCTACACACTTTCTTCTAAAGCCACCTCCTATAGCCGCATCATATCTTGGATACCCGCTACCAATCCCCATAATCAGGGATGGATTCTCCTCAAGGTGGGATAGGTAGTCCTCTACGTTCTCACCGAGAAATGTGGGTTTGTTGTCGTTCTTGGATTCAAGAGAAGAAGATAATTCAAAGATGCTGTTTTCAGCTATTGATATAATTTCGTCAACAGATTCATCACCTGTTATGTCGGATATATCTGTGTAGATACTCTTTGATTTTTCTTGTATTTGTCTTCCAAGCTGTAGCTTTCTAATTTTAACCGCGTGTGGCTTTACGCTACCTAGCTTGATTGGAAAGTTGTATACAGCCCTAAGATGCTCAGAAGACTTCTTATTATTAAGAGTTTCGCTAAGAGAAAGGTCGCTAGCGGAAGAGAGAATGGACGCCATGTCCACTTCGTCTTGCTCAGAGAGAACTTTTGTCAGGCACTTGAAGATTATCTGATTTTCTTCCAGCACAAAACTTTCAACATCAACCAACTCCTCAATATCTAAATATGCTTCGGCTCCATAATGGCAGATGCCAGACAACACGGCTCTTTCTGCCGCAGCGTTCATCAATACTTTTGGCATTTGTTATCTTCTAGTTATGCATTTTTCGCATTTGTAAAAATCCCGCCTGTGTTGGGGATTGACCATGTCTGTTTTCCCGCAGGAATGACATCGCTGTTCGACCTTTTCAAATTTCTTTCTGGTTCTAGGCACGGGAGCAACAGAATCGTCGATAGCTTCATACCCCCTTTCTTCATCAGTTTTTACCGAGCCGTCGTCAATAAACTTATTTGTCCTATCGCTTGAAGATGAAGCCTTAAAAGCGTCTGGAGGGTTATTCTTTATACCTGTAATGAACGAAGGGCCGGATTGTTTCTCTTCAACATCTACTTCATACGCCTGTTCCGCTTCTGGTTCCTCCAAATGCTGGCCAGACACCTTTTGTCCCGTCAGCAACTCAAACCCCGTCGAAACCTGAGCCATGTCATTTTCTAGAATGCCCAGCCTAATTGTTTCGATTGCCTGAAATAAATGACCCATCATGAATATTGTTTCCTTTTAGATAATTCGATTAGCACGTCTCCCATTCTTCTAACGTCACGCATTTTTTCTGTCAGCATGTCGACTCTGGCGGTTGCATGAATCTTTATATTGTTTAAACTTCTGGCAAATTCATTGTCTTGAACTGCTTCGTAATATTTTTGTTCATGCTTTGTGTATTTGTCACCATACTGTTTTAAGGCTGGAGCGACTACCTTGTTGATTGCATCAGAAGCCCAGTGTAGCTTGACCAGATTGCTGTTATACACAGTCTGCAAATGGTCAGCATAGGAGAAAAGAACATACGCTGCCGCTAGACATTGTTCTGATGTTAAAGAATGGAGAACAGATGAATCATAGTTGAGTATATTTACAACTTCAGGATTTACCCTTGTTAGTCCTACATGCTGAGTGTTGATATACCTTTCGGTAGCATCAACAAATCTAGCCAGTCTTTCCTTAGCGTTCAAGAATTCTTCGTTTCCAGTCATCGTCACTATCCGAGTGATTTAGTGTAATTATTTCTATATCGTTTATAGAACACCAATCAATCTTGTCCCTATCTCTTGCTTTTGCCTTGTAAAAACCCATTTTGGTTTTGTGGTAGTGTGGTACATATTCATAATGCTGTCTCCCATGTACCTCTACGATAAGATTTCTGTTCGGTATATAAAAGTCAGCAAATAATGTCGAGTGCCTTGATTGTGTCTTGCTTCCCGGTAACGGAACTTCTTCTAGAATTACATCTCTTGGGAAAAGTTCTCTTAGTACCGCCCTAGCTCGAAGGTGGTTTTTAGAACGGGGACGAGTGTCGTCTTGTGTGGGTTTGTGTCTGTGTGCGGACCACTTGTAATCTTTGCCATCAAAACCCTTAACTATCAAAGCATCGCCTTTAGGTCTTCTTCTAGTAATGATAACACTACTTTATTGTCATCTAGAAATCTGTATAATTTTTCCTGACCTTGGAACTTTAGAAATCTTGCTATCTCTTCTTCCGTTTCTGCCACATCGTTTTTCTTGAGCAGGTCTGAGAGGGCGTCTTGGTGTTCGAGCATAAAGTCGCAGGAATACCAAGCGCCCTTCTTGGAAATTAGTCCAAGGTCTGCTCCTAGATTCAAAAGCTCTTGAGCAAAGTCGAGACCAACCCCATATTTGAGCCAACTCTGGCACTCTGTTCCGTTTGCACCCAGAGAAGAACAAAGGACACGCCAATTAATCATCTGTCCGATTTGCTTGCCGCCAACATCCCACGGCTTTATGCTTTTGACCTCCATCCTTGTGTCGGCCTGATACTGAATCTTTCTGCCGCAGTCTGGCATTCGAGGCTTGCCGTATCCGCTTGTGTTGGCAATGAAATGCGTGATGATAATAATCGTGGCGCGCTGTTGTGTCACCACGTTAGATAGCTTGCGACAGAACGATGCGAGTATTTTGGGAAGTCCAGCACGAAAGCTTCCACTTATATCTTCTGTAAGTTCTCTTTCTGGTATTAAAGAAGATGTGGAATCAATAATACATACGCAGCGGTAGAAGTCTTTACTGCTGATTAGTTTGATAGCTATGTCTAGAAACTGTTCTGCACTCAGAGGGGCTTCGTCTGAATGTACGACTCTCATCTTGTCTCTATCTAAGCCATCAATTCCGGTGAGGTTCATCGCCTTGAGCCTACCCTCACCGTCCAGATAGATAATAGGGCGAGAGCCGTTTTCATCTTTTTGGCAGTTGGCCGCTATTTGCAGAGCGGTGGTCGTTTTTCCAGTTTTCGGGTCTCCCGTAAGAAGAACCCAACTCCCCTCCTTGAGACCGCCGCCTAAAGCTATATCAACCGCAGGGCTTACTGGAAGAGTGTCAAAATCATTGCGCTCCTCAAACACCTCCATACCGCTGGAGATAACCCTGCCGTGCTTTTTTATTATTTCTTTAGTTGTGGCATCACTAAAAGTTGCCATCTAATTCCCTCAACTTCTGTATCTTGCTTTTCCTACCGAAGGGCTTCATTGGCTTTGAAGAGGTTTCGGTGTGGTTTATGGTGGGTGAGTCCGTGTCTTTCTTCTTGAGAATTTCAACCTGCTCTTCTATCATTTCTTCAAGTGCTGGAAATCTCAAAGAGTATATTTTAGAACCCCTTTTACTTTTAAGCGCCGCTATTATAGCCCTCTCGTCGTATTTCTCTACAAGTCTGTTTGCAGCAATAACCTGTAGCTGATAGGTCTTCTGCCACTTTTTTGTATTCCAAAATTTGTATGCCAAGCTGCCTTCGTTATTTTTTTCGGCCATGCGTTGGCACATCATTTCTGCAATATACTGCGCTCCGGTACAATATTCACCTGTTGACGGAGATTTGTATCGGCTCAAATCTGTACGTTTTTCTGCCATTATGCGTCAATTGTGGTCTTGGATATCAATGAAATTCCGGCTTGTTCAGGGTCTCTGTTCTCTGACCACTCTCTTCTAAGTTCTGGAACAGTCCAGTGTCCAACATGAAGCGAACCATCGTTCAGAGTTCCCGCCACAAAACCATGATAGGTTTCGTCTCCAAACATAAAACCGCCTGCGGTCTTTCTAAAATAAAAGCCATCAACGTTCTCGCCAATTGTTACAACATTGGTTCCATTCTGAAGAATCATTTTTGCAATGTGGAGACCGGTCTCTTTGCAATAATCACCAAGACGCTCCCATGCAGAAGCAGGGTCAATTCCCGGCCTTCCGTCGTCTTGGTATACCTGAGTGCCGTCAGATAGCGTGCATGTCCAGACTGTCGAAGTATCGAACAGTTTAGCCATGTATTCATCTACTTGTGTACAAATCATTGTTGTTTGATTGTCGTTACTGCCCCGGTGTACCTAGAACCCAATTCCTTCTTTCTGCCCTTGCTCTCGTCTCCAGCTTGCGATGCAGCTTCTGTCATAACCGTAGAGCCTCTATCATTGCGAGCCATGAGAGTGCCAGCACTTGTAGGAGCCTCACCTGTTTTTGCTTCCGCCGAGTGTGACGTATCGGTTACGCTGTCTATATGAGACTGAACACACTTCTGAGTTCTGTTTAATTCCTGCGACAAAGTTTTTTTACCAAGCTCTACGTTATGCTCAATATAAAACTTTTCAATCTTTGTCAGTGGTCCTTTTTTAGTCATTATAAAGCCTCTCTTTCGGATTGCAAAAAATGTCTATAGTTCCTTGTTTTAAGATAGCTGGAAAACATATCGAAAGCCTTTTCGGAAACCTTTCTATATTCTAAGTCCAGCCTTCTTTCTCTACCGTGATATATTCCCCACGGGTCAAACATTTTTCCCCGATAGAATTTTATGAAGCAGGATACAGTTTGCCCGTCAGAAGAGACCGCCTTTTTGCAATAGGCTTTCCTGTCGTCCTTGTCCACCTCTTTCATCTTTATAGTATACGCTATTATAGCATTATCGGAGGCTTCTGTCAAGCCGAATTTTTCAAATTCTTTCTCTTCATTATCCATCAGAGTTTATCTCCCTCACATATACTGTGGTTAATTCTTCTGTTGTATCAATATTTGCAAGGTTCATTCCTTTAGCGGGACCAACGTAGAATTCTCCCTCAACGTCATAAACAAAGCTATCGTCAGAACCATCTATAAGACAGGCTTTTATATTTGTCTTTCTGTTACTTTTTCTGACTATCCACAAGTCAACCATATCCACAGTTTCATCAGAATTCTTAATGACGACATGACCCAAGTCTGAAAGACTCTCTTTCTCTATCTCTCTCTTAAAAAAATTGTCTTCTCTCATTTTTTCCCTTTTTCTATGTAGTCTTTTTTTTGATTGGGTGTCATTTTACGAATTTCTCTTGGTGTTGCTGGGCCGCTACCGAGAGTAGACTGATTATTTTTCAAGCCTTCTTTTCTCTTGCCTTCTTTGTCTCCAATTTCGTATCGCCCCATTTTCTCTGTATTGCGCTCTGCCCAGTGGCCTATTGTTTGAGGTTCCCCCTTGACAAAAATGGATGGGGGTGACAGGACTTTTTTCAGTTTAAGCTTGCCACAAGAAGGACATTTCTTCTTCGGCCTGTCTTTCATAGACTGCACTAGCTCGAAGGCGTATTCACAACCTGAGCATTTATAATCATACGTTGGCATCTTCGTTCCTGTATTCCACAAAGCCAGCGTAATTTTCCGGTCTTTCTAGCATGTGGGCCAGATGCTGAATTGCTTCGTCTAAAGCCAGCTTCTCCCCGTCGTTTTTATAGACTATAATATATTCACAAATCTCTCTCAGGTCCAGAAGGTTTTGACAGAGAATTGAAACTATATTACCTTCTATAAGGTTTCCTCCTTCGCCAATAGCCAAGACCTTTTCAAGCTGGGGTCTTGGCATTATTTTGACTTGCTTTTTGTTGACAACATTGTCAAACACGTTTTTGCGCTTGAAAATGTTTCTTATAAAATCGAGCATATTTTAAAAGTCAAAAAAGGAAATGGTTTTTTGTCCGTCTTCAGTAAAGCGCATCCTTGATGCTTTATCCATAAACCTGACAACATCTTCCGATTTTAGATTGGGAATCACGTTGTCTTCGTTGTACATTTTTTCGAACCCAGTTACCTCAACAGGTCCGTTAATTTTATGAGATGCCGAAACCTTGGCTGACATTTCCTCGTATGAATTCCAGCCAACAAAAACAGTAACCTCATTATCAAAAGCTATTTGAAACCCTTCGCTGCTTTTCATGGTGTCGTTTCCTAGCATACATATAATGTAAGATATATAAAAAGAACCATTTGCGCTATAAATATTGTGGTATTAACAGTCCAAGAAATCTTTCTATAATTGTGATACAGTAAGATTATTATACCGAGAGCCGATATCGTTCCGAACATCTTAAAGAAGATAAAGTATGCAAAGCCTTGGTCGGCAATTATATACTTTGCCATTGGGTTTTCTTCAATATCGTAAAGTACATCTCCATGAAGAATAGACAGGTAAACATCATACGATGATATATATCCTATAAGAAACCACATGGTACAAAAAATCCATGTGGATAGAGGGTATTTATTAATCGTATTCGTAATCTTCA